GCACACAGCACAGGAAAATTTGTTTTTGCAGGGAGATATGCTACATGGATGACATCAAATTAGCCCTGCTCGGGTCGGAAGAGGCGGCGCAGCGCCTGACGGACGCGGGGGTGCTGCTGCCGTGCCCGATGTGCGCAGATATACCCCATATTACGAGCGAATTTGGAAGTGGCTACTTTTGGTATGAATGCTCCTGTGGAGTAGAAACAGGAGCCTGTCCAACAGAGTATGAAGCGATGCTTTTATGGAACACCCGAGCGCCGATCCTGAGCGCGGAGGAGATGGAGCTGCTGGAGGGGAAGCACGATGGCAATTAAAAACTACACCACGACCATTGATGTGTACAAGAGCCTAGGCGAAATCCAGGGTAGCCTTGCCAGCCATGGAGCGCGGCAGATCATGGTGGACTATGATGGGGCCGGGCAGCCAATAGGCGTGATGTTCGGTATTGAAACGACGGCCGGGCCCCGTGGATTTGCTCTGCCAGCCAATGTAGAGGGAGTTCGGGCGGTATTCGACCGGCAGAAAGTCAAAGCGGCTCCGGGGCAGGCAGAGCGCACCGCTTGGCGCAACGTCCGGGACTGGATTATGGCACAGATGGCTATCATTGAGGCCGGGCAGGTGCAGATGGAGGAGGTTTTCCTGCCCTATCTGACCGATGGGCACGGCAGGACGTTATATCAACTTTACCAGGGCGGACAACTAGCTCTGGGGAGTGGGGAGGCGCTGAAAGATGGCAAGGCCGATTGATGCTGATGCGCTTATAAAGCGATTTACTGAAATTAAGGAGAGCGGCGTATCCCTGCGAGATGCTGTTTATTTAGATGGTGTCATGGCGGTTATTGATACTGCCTCCACCCTCTCCCCCTGGGTGAGCGTGGAGGAGAGGATGCCGGAGGATGATTTGCCGGAAGGGACTAATAGACTTCAAATTAAAGTTCTTGTGGCTATAAAGGCTAAAAATGGGTATACGGTAAGAACACAAAATCGGATCAGACAAGAACAGTCTTGGAGCAACAAAGAACCCTTTACAGCTTGGTATTGGAAATTTTCTCACGGAGAGGTCACCCACTGGATGCCCCTTCCTTCACCGCCTGACCGCCGCCCGCCGGAGGGAGAGATATGAATCGCCGCAGACTGAGCAAACAGGAACGCCAGAGAATCTACGACAAAACAGCCGGACGCTGTGCCTACTGTGGGTGCGAAATTACCATACAGCAAATGCAAGTTGACCATCTTGCTCCTTTGTATAACGGTGGAGCTGATGACATGGCTAATTATCTCCCCGCCTGTAGGTCATGCAATCACTACAAAAGTACGCTCACGCTTGAGAAATTCCGCGCCGCATTGGAACGTATGCCCGACGTACTGGAACGCGATAGCGTCACATATCGAAACGCTGTACGGTTTGGGCTGGTAACGCCTACGCCGCGCCCTATAGTGTTCTATTTTGAGAGCCGCCCGCCGGAGGGAGAGGAGGCGGCCATGCAGGTGTATGCTGGCCGCGAAACAGACGGAGGATGAGGATATAACCTTGAACGTAGCTTACAACATGGACTGTATGGCATATATGCAGTCTCTCCCAGACGGCGCTTTCGCACTTGCGGTGGTTGACCCGCCCTATGGACTGCCAAAAGACAGCTCCAACGGACGTGGCAAACTTAAAACCCGTACTTTTAACCGGGGAAATATTTCAACGTGGGATATAGCCCCCAAGGCGGAATATTTTGAAGAGCTGTTTCGGGTGAGCAGGAATCAAGTCATATGGGGTGGTAATTACTTTCCCCTCCCGCCATGCAGGTGCTTTCTTGTGTGGGATAAATTGCAGCCATTTCCGAATTTTAGCCGCTGTGAATATGCGTGGACAAGCTTCAATATGCCATCTAAATTATTTGCCTTTGACAACAGATACAGCGGCAAAATCCATCCTACGCAGAAGCCGATCACCTTATACGAATGGATATTTAGCCTCTGTGCCAAACCGGGGGACAAAATCCTTGACACCCATTTAGGCAGCGGCTCGAGCCGTATAGCGGCCTATGACGCTGGATTGGACTTTGTAGGGTGTGAGATAGACAAAGTCTATTTTGACGCGCAGGAGCAACGTTTTCAAGAGCACACAGCACAGGAAAATTTGTTTTTGCAGGGAGATATGCTACATGGATGACATCAAATTAGCCCTGCTCGGGTCG